TCCTTACGGGTCCCCTATATGAAGACCCTAAGTATTAGAAAGGAGCTATTATGACAATAGCTATTATAGATGGTGATGTTCTCGTATATATGTCTATATGGAAATCAGAATCATTAGAAGAGAGTAAGGAAAAGTTCTTAGAGTATTTCTCTGAGATTTTAAACAACTTGTTTACAAAAGACTACGTTATGGCCATTGGTGGTCCTGACAACTTTCGTGTAGACCTGTTTCCTGATTATAAAGGAAACCGGAAGAAAGCCAAAGATACTAGACCTGAGTGGTTCGGTGACTTGAAGTCTTGGGCAATTAGTTTAGACGGCTCTGTAGAGTCTGATAATTGTGAAGCTGATGATATGGTCCGAACTTGGGCTCTTGAATGCAAAGAGTCAAACATAGACTATGTTGTTTGTTCTATTGATAAAGATTTACATTGCATTCCAGGAACTCACTATAATCCAAGAACTAAAGTAATCTATCAAATTGAAGAGGAGTACGCTAATAGGTTCTATTGGCAACAAGTGTTAACGGGAGATAGTGTTGATAACATTCCCGGCTTATGGAAAGTAGGGCCTGTAAAAGCCAAAAAGATACTAGCAAATGCTAAAACCCATAGTGAAATGCGCTCTGAAGTATGTAGGGCATATTACGATGCTTACGAGGAAAAAGGCTATGAGTATCTTATTGCTAACGGTCGGCTAATTCATATCTGGAGATTTATCAATGACCACTTTAGAGTCAAAAAAGAAGTATACGAAGCAGCTATCCAAGGATGAAATAGGCCATTGGGAGTGTAAGTTTAAATTTAACCCCTCTGATGTCTTTGGCTTTCTTTATTGTATACATAATAAGGTTACTAATCAATTTTATTGGGGTAAAAAACAATTCTTCCACGGTGGCAAAAAGAAGTCGAAGACTCACGGGAAAGAAATGTCTTGGAGAACCTATACTGGATCTTCTGAACACCTAAAGAAGGATATCGCTCTGTTTGGAAATGACAAATTTTCTTTTGAAATAGTAGAGGTATATAACACCAAGGGTGGTCTTTACTATGCAGAAGCTTACTGTCAAATGGTATCCGATTCTATGACAGAGTACTTAGCAGATGGGTTAACTCCTCGATTTTATAATCGGCAGATTGCCGCTATTAGGTTTGTTCCTAAAGAGTCTATAACAGATAAAACACGTAAGTATATCAAATCGATAAAGAGGAGATACTAATGAGAAAACTTTCTACAATGCTATTCATACTAAGCATTTCTTCTGCAATATTTGGACTCCTTGGGGCAGTAGATGTAATAGACTTTAACTATATTGCGGCAATATTTCTCTTTTATTTGTTTAGAGAGTCGTCAGAATTAGTTATGGCTTACGCGCTTCACGTTGAGGGGTAACTATGGGACGGATTGTAATCAAAGACCAGCCTTGTGACTATTGCGGCGGTTCCGATCCTAGCCAAATATATGAGGACGGTTCTAAGTATTGCTTTAGCTGTTGCAAGGCAACACCAGCACCTAAGAAGGGAATAACTGTGATAAATAATAACACAGACTTTGAACCTGTTTCTTATGGTCCAAGTCTCAGAGAAATAAAAGAGGAATTCCCTAGTAGGGGATTCAAAGAAAGAAACATCTTTAAACAGGTATCTCAGCACTATGGAGTAAAGGTTTCTTACGATATGGATGGTAATATTGATAATCACTACTATCCATACTATAACCAAGACAATTTAGTTGGCTATAAAATTAGAAAGCTTCCAAAAGACTTTACCTCTGCTGGTAAGGTTCGTGGTGGTTTGTTTGGACAACAACTATTCAATGGTGGAAAACGGCTGGTTATTACTGAAGGTGAGCTTGATGCTATGGCAGTACAATCTGCATGGTACAAAAGATATAAGACCTTTTATCCTGTTGTTTCCCTCCGTTCAGCATCGTCCATTAAAGACTTAGTAGAAGAGCGTGACTGGATCAGAAATTTTGACGAAGTTATTCTCTGGCTAGATAATGATGACGCTGGCAGAACTGCTACTAAAGAAGCGGCCCGCATTATTGGCTATGATAAGGTAAAGATAGCTAAGTCTTCTGAAAAAGATGCCTCCGATCTATGGGTTAAAGATCCTGATAAGGTTCTTAAGACTATATACGATTCTACGGAATATACTCCCGCTGGTATTCTTACTAAAGAAGATCTGTGGACACAATTAGAGTCTTATAATGAGTTAGAATCAATACCTTACCCTGAATCTATGACGGGGCTAAATGATAAGTTAAAAGGTATGCGCTTTGGTGAGATAACTCTTTGGACTTCAGGTACTGGTTCAGGTAAATCTACACTGCTTCGTGAGATTGCCGTTCATCTTCTTGATGCAACAGAAGATAAAATTGGTATTGTATCTTTAGAAGAGTCACCTGCCGAGACTGCCCGTAAAATGAGTGGTATGGCCTTAAATAGAAACCCTGCAGCAGAGGAGATTCCTCTTGAGGAACTTAAAGAAGGTTACGATAAAGTTTTTGGAGAAGATCGTGTTCTTGTTCTTGACCATCAAGGCTCTATTTCAGACGGTTCTATTATGGACTTTCTGGAGTATATGTGTCTTAGTGGGGCTAAATACCTCTTTGTCGATCACATTACTATTCTTGCGTCTGAAGGCGCAGAAGGTCTTACAGGCAATGAGGCTATAGATAAGATTATGAATGACCTACTTCGTCTTGTCAAAAAGCATAACGTGTGGATTGGTCTTATTAGCCACTTAAGAAAGACTGATAACAAGGGCAGATCCTTTGAAGAAGGTAAGTTACCATCCATGGATGACATCCGAGGGTCAGGCTCTATTAAACAGATCAGTATGGACATTATTGCTTTTGCTCGTAATGTAGGGAGTGATGATGATATTGAAAGAAACACAATCAAGACCAAGGTGCTCAAGTGTCGTTACACAGGCCTTACTGGGCCTTCTGGAGCCTTATTATATGATTTCCCCACTGGTAGACTGGCTAAAGGCCCTGACTTTGAAGAACAAGCGGAGTCACAAAACTCTGGCCAATTTATGAGGGTTTAAATGTCAGAAGAAGAAGCAGTATTATTAAGTATTATCCTCAACATGGCAATAGATGGTAAGGCGGATTTGTCAAATATCCCCCCTGCCCTAAGATGCTTTGTTGAGGGTGCGTTAGAAGAATATTATGAAGATGTAGAAGAGAATGATAAGGTATATCACTATGCGCTAGAAACACTAAATCCACACTTTAAAAGGACACTTCATTAATGGAAATTAAACCTGAATTAAAAAGGGCTTTAAAGCACTATGAAAACTTTATTAAGGTTGTTGTTAAAAACAGAGACAATCTTGATGTATACCTAGCCTCAACTAAAACTTGGTCTGAAGAAGAACTTATATTTATGAGAGACTACTGGGATATCGACCACAATGTTAATCATTCTGAGGATATTCACGAAGAGCTTCCAGTTGTAGACGGTTGCTTAAACGGCTGTGATTGTGAATGTGAAGATTGTGACGAGTACACATGCAATTGCGATTGTGATGATAATGACGATATTGAGTCTATGGATAAATTAGAATTAGAAGCTTACGCTATAGCCGAATATGGTGTAGATATTGATCGTAGGTTGAGTAAAGAAACACTTATTAAACAAATTAACGAACTAGAAGATAAGGACTAAATAAAATGAACGCTTACGAATCATTCATCCACTTGTCACGCTACTCACGTTATCTAGAGGCCGAAGGTCGTCGTGAAACTTGGGAAGAGACTGTAGACCGATTGATTGGTTTTTGGAAAAAGCAAGTTAGTAATAATGTTATTACTGATGATGAGTTTCAACAACTGTCAACCGCCGTTTATAACCGTGAGGTAATGCCTAGCATGAGAGCTATGTGGGCAGCTGGTGACGCTCTTGCACAAAACCCGTTCCGTGGTTATAATTGTAGTTTTGCTGCAGTAGACCATATTCGTGTATTTGACGAAATCCTATATATCCTGATGTCAGGAACTGGTGTCGGCTTTTCTGCCGAGGCTCAATATGTAAACAAACTACCTATCATTAACGATACCTTCTCGCAAAGTGAACGCACTATCTCGATTGAAGACAGCGCCGAAGGTTGGGCTAAAGCTCTCCGTAAACTTATTGCTGAACTTTATCTTGGTAACACACACGCTTGGGACTTTTCTAAAATTCGTCCAGAAGGGGCTAGACTCAAAACTATGGGTGGACGAGCCTCTGGACCAGCCCCTTTACAAGACTTAATGAGCTTCGTTACTGCTACTTTTAAAGCAGCTGCGGGGCGTAAACTTCGTCCAATTGAAGTACATGATATTGTATGTAAGATTGCTGAAGTAGTTGTAGTGGGTGGTGTTCGCCGTTCTGCTCTCATCTCCTTGTCAGACCTTGGAGACCCTGAAGTACGGGATGCTAAGTCTGGTCGTTGGTGGGAAACAACAGCACACCGTGCTTTGGCTAACAACTCCGCAGCCTACGAACAAAAGCCTTCTATGGCTGTATTCATGGACGAGTGGATTGCTCTCATGAAGTCAGGCTCTGGTGAGCGTGGCATCTTTAACCGGGCTGGAGCTAAAGCCCTTGCCCCTGAACGCCGCAATACTGATCTTTTAGTAGGCACTAACCCCTGCGCAGAGATCCAATTACGTTCTGGGCAACTATGTAACCTATCAGAAGTTGTATGTCGTGTTGACGATACAGAAGAAGACCTAAAACGTAAAATTGGACTTGCAACTATTCTTGGTACTCTACAAGCCTCTCTCACCGAATTCAAATATGTCCGCAAAGTATGGCAAAGAAACTGTGAAGAAGAACGCTTGTTAGGGGTGTCTCTGACTGGTATACAAGACTGTAAGATCCTACGTAACCCTGACCCTAAAATGCTAGAAAGGCTCAAGGCATATGCCCAAGAAGTTAATATTGAATACGCCAAGAAACTCAACATCAACCCAGCTACCGCTATCACTACGATTAAGCCTTCTGGCACAGTCAGTCAGCTTGTTGACAGCAGCTCTGGTATTCATGGGCGTTTTAGCCCCTATTACATTCGCACAGTAAGACAGGCTAACAATGACCCGCTAACTTCTTTCTTAAAGGACTCAGGGGTAACAAATGAACCAGACCTGATGAATACTGAGAAAACCACTATCTTCTCCTTCCCAATCAAGTCACCGGAAGGTGCTACCCTAGCTAACGAGCAAACAGCTATTGAACAGTTAGAAAACTGGTTGTTGTTCCAAAAGCATTGGTCAGAACATTCTGTGAGTGTTACTGTTTATGTCAAAGAACACGAATGGATGGAAGTTGGTAACTGGTGTTATCAGAACTTTGACTATATTACTGGTGTGAGTTTCTTGCCCTATGCAGAACACACTTACGCACAAGCACCATATCAACCCTGTACTAAAGTTGAATTCCTAGCAGCAGTCGCTGCAATGCCAAAGGTTGACTTCTCAAAGCTGTCTGAATACGAGTCAGAAGACAATACTGAAGGGGCGCAGACATTAGCCTGTACGGGCGGTGCTTGCGAAATCTTGTGAGGTCTAAAGACTTCTGGAAAGTTAAAATAAGTTCTCCTTGTAAAAAGGAGTGTCATATAAAAGGAGTCTGCTGCACAGGTTGTGGCAGACACATTGACGATATCCGAATGTGGCTAACTTATTCGGAAGAAGAAAGAATTAGTATTATGAAACAAATCTCAAAGAGTAAGGAGAAAAGAAATGAGTAGTAAACCCTCTAGCCCTTGGGCCTATCTATTTGGCCTTCTTTTAGGAATAGTCATTCGGGGCGGCGTCTGGGTATTCTCAGTTTATCTTGCCATATTGGCACTTCGATATATAGGGTGGCTCTGATATGAGCAATGTAATAGAGTTCAATAAGGCTCTAATCTCTAAAGAGAAGTCAGAAACAATAGCAGAAGAAGAAAAACTCTTTAGTATACTAGACTCTCTTTTAGATGATGTAGAAGATTCAGTAGATCATGGAATAGTTATTATTGTTAAGAATAATAAACTAATATCTGGATCTACTCAAATGCATAAGTCACAAGTAAGGGAAATGCTTGAGCTTGCTATAAAAGACTTGGAACTGTAACTTAATAGAAATAAAGGTAAACGACTATGATTACATGGATTAAACAGAATTGGTTTCGGAGATACTTCAATTACTTAAAAACATGGAGATATCACCGGGAAACTATTAAGCAGCTTAATAGGCTAACCAATAAAGAACTTAGAGATATCGGTATAACTCGTGCAGATATTGATAGACTAGTATGGCGAGAAGAAGATAAAACAATGAGAGGTCGTGGAAAATGAGTGAAGTACAAGTTGAAGTACAAGTTGAAGATCTAGTAGAAAACGCATTTGATGAATTTATCTCTGAGTATGAACTGGACCCAGAAGGTTCTATTAATGATATGTTTTATGAGCTATTCCTTGCTGGTTTTGAATCAGCTATCGAAATGATGGGGAATGACGAAGAGGAAGATTAATGTACTTAGTCATCGGAAGAAAGAACTGTTCCTATTGTGACTTGGCAAAAGATCTCCTAGACTCCCGAAATATTAATTATGTTTATAAAGACATAACGACCGGAGATAACGTTGAAGATACAATATGGAAAAACTTCTTGGTAAATGAGTTAGAGGTTAAAACCCTACCTCAGATCTTTAATCTAACCGGGGGGTATACCGAGTTATTTTCTGAAATCATGCCAAAGCCAAGTCCATCAAACGGGAGTGTAAGCGTTGAATGAAAAAGTTAAAAGCAAGGCAGGAAGGCCTAAAGGGTCTACTGACACCCCCAAAGTAAAGAAGATTAAGCTTAAGCCCAGACCAGACACCGCAAAAGAATACTTCAAGAAGGACTATAAAGACCTAGGAACTATAGCTATCTATGGTGTTGATGCCTTCACAGAAGAGCTTATAAAGTATCTCTGGAAAGACATGACTAAGGACTTTATTGTAACAGACCCTGTAGAGCAAAAAGTAGCTAACCTAACTAAGACTATTGGGAATCTACCTTACTCTATGTACCGCTATGATCAAATGAGCCATATAGGGTTTATCGAAGAGGGCTTCTTTCCTGTGGTGGTAGTAGCAGAAGAGTACTGGGGGGTGGTATCTAAACTACCTAACCCGGAAAATGTAGAGCTAGTATGTTTATCTCACTGGAAGCAGTAGGGTTAATTATCAGTAAATAACGGTCTCTTAGCTCAGCTGGATAGAGCAAGTGCCTTCTAAGCACTAGGTCGTAGGTTCAAGTCCTACAGAGATCACCAAACATCACTTAAGGAGAAGTAGTATGAAGAATATCAAAGAACACTG